TTTGGAACGTCCGCTGGTCTGGTTCTTAAGGCTCAGGTCTTTGACGAGAACGGTATTGCCCAGTTCAACACACCTAAGACCTACACCATTCCAGCCTCTACACCTAGCGTGAACACTCAAGGAAGAGCCGTTCGTCAGGCTATAGGTGGTCCTTTCGATGGTGCCAAGCTCTTCGCAGACTTCGACACTGCTGACGAAAGTGTTGCTTATATTGGTGGTGGCTTTGCTGGATCCTCCTGCCAGCTATTCCTATCAGCCTTCGAGGTTGACGGGTCCACTCCAGTAAATGTCCTCAAGGCACTAGATATTGCAGGTAACCCTACTGGATCACTCTCATCTGTGGTCCAGGTTCGTGGAACCACTCTCCTTGCCGATAACACTAACTCTAGTGTTTGCTACGAGGTCGAGTCCCTTTATCCTGGTGCTGGTTACAACCGAGGGATTACCGCTGCTGGTGGCTTCTCAGGCACTGCTGCTGTTGTTCAGCGTTTAGGAAGCGAGCTTGCTTTCCTAGGTGTCGAGGATGAAGGAGCTATCTCCGAGTCCTACAAGGTTGGTCTTGTCGATGGCGCTTCCTTCATTGAGGATGTGATCAACACTGGTCGTGTCGATGCAACCTCTGAGTATATCCAAGGTCGCCTCATCGCATCTGGTGAAGACTTCGATGCTGTTCCTCTCACTCAGTTTGCTGATAAGCTCTCACTCCTAGGTGCTCCCGTCACTGCTTACGGTGTGGGTCCTGCCGAGGCTGTCTATACTGTGGGATGGGACGGATCCTACGGCGGTGGTGCTGCTCCTGGAGCCTCTCCTGCCTCCAGCCCTGTCGGAGCTAGCCCTCGCTTCTGTAAAGTTCTTACTGGAACCTACGGACTCGCTGGTGGTGACAGTGGTATCCCAACTGTAGAGAGTGAGGTTGCTGATGCTCTCATAGGCGAGGCACTTGAGCCTAAGACTGGTATGCAAGCTCTTGATGATGACCTTCTTAACATCTCAATGGCTGCTGTTCCTGGCATCACTATCCCCTCTGTTCAGAATGCACTGGTCACCTTGGCCGAAAGCACTCAGAACTTCCTAGCAGTAGTCGCTCCTCCCTATGCCATCGGTGGTGCTCAAGAGGCTATCGAGTGGACTAATGGACTAGGTGGTGATCGAACTGGGGCCATTAGCTCCTCCTACGCTGCTGTCTACTGGCCCTGGGTCAAGACCTTCTCACCCTTCGATGGATCTGATCGCTGGTATGACCCTTCTATCTTTGCAATACGTCAGATGTGTGTCACTGATGAGGTAGCCGATCCCTGGTTCGCTCCAGCAGGATTCAACCGTGGTCGCCTCACCAAGCCTTCTGATGTTGAGGTTCGACTTAACCAAGGTGACCGTGATGCTCTCTACTCTGGTGGAAACGTTGTTAACCCAGTCGTTAACTTCCCACAGCAAGGCATTACCATCTTCGGTCAGCGCACCGCACAGCGCACGCCAACTGCTCTTGATAGAGTTAACGTTCGTCGCATGATGATCGTCCTACGCAAGACTTTGCTGGCTAGCACTCGTCAGTTTGCCTTCGAGCCTAACGACAGTGTAACCTGGGAGAAGATCACCAACGTGGTCGAGCCTCTCGTTGACGATATCCGACGCCGTCGTGGTATCACTGAGTTCAAGGTCATCTGTGACGAGACAACTAACACTCCCGTCCGCGTTGACCGCAACGAACTATGGTGTAAAGTTCTAATCAAACCTACGAAGACTGCTGAGATCATCGTCTTCGAGTTGAACCTCACCAACCAATCCGCAACCCTCTGATAAGCCATGGCATTCCGCTCCTCATATTACGCTAACAACCTTAACCGTGACCTCACGGAGAACGAAGGACTACCTGTAATCTCACAGGACCTAGACTCAGTAAGGTCATACCAGTGGGAGGTTACCTTCTACCCACCACAAGGTGTCGAGACTCCCTCGGTATTCTCCAAGCCATTGACGCTGGCTGCTAAGAGAGTTGGTGGCTTCGGCTACACAATGCAGGACATTGCTGTGGATCGTGTCAACGACAAGGTCTTCTACCCTGGTCGTGTGCAGCAGGACGAGCTAGAGGTTCAGTTCGACAACCTGCTTGCTACCAAGACTGGATTCCAACTCTACAAGTATATGACGAGCGTTTGGGACCCTGCAACAGGTGAGTATGCTAGTTCCTTCCTCCAGACTCCAGGCAAGTTTAAGTCTAAGGTTGAGATCATCGAACTAAATGGTCGCAACGAAGTAGTGCAGGTTATTAAGCTCAAGGGTGTCTACCCAAAGCAGATCACCAAGGCCGAGAAGGTATACTCTACCAACGACATGGACACTATCACCATGAAATTCCGCTGGGACTTCATGGAAGTTGAGGGTGATCCCGCAGGCTGATCCCTATAATAGTCAAATTATCTAGGCCCTGTCCATATGTGTATGGGCAGGGCTTTTACTATAATATATCATGCAGATCAACGAAGCAGTAACTAACATCGGTGACGGCGGACTCTTGCGCCAGGACGGGGGACGCATCGAGGCATACCGTAACGACAATGGAAACATTGTGGTCACAGGTGGTCCCTTCAACCGTGTAAAGAAGGAGCTAGATGCCAACGGAACTCTGAGCCCTGAGGATGCAGAGATGGTTACCGCTTGGTATGAAGGTGAAGGTGGGGAGGAAGGAGATGCGAGTGGCGCTCCCGTCATCTCACCCGAGGAGCAGGAGATGTTGGAAGCCACTGCCGCCATCGACGCCATGTTCCCAGGCCAGGGCGTAGGAGGCATGATGCAGTGGATGGCAACCAATATTCCTGGCATGACCCACAAGAAAGTCTTTGGTCTGACCAAGCAGAGTGGATCACTAGCTTTCAGAATGCTAAGTGATGCAGAAAGTCGCAACCCCATCGCAGTAGAGATGGACCTAACTGATAGGAAGATCGAGGACGCAAGAGATAGTAACGTTGACATCGCAGGCAGCTTTAAGAACCTAGTGTTCCTGCACAAAGTAATGAACGACATTAGGCGTGCTGGTGGCAATATTGATCCTAACATGCTAGCCAACAAGCTACGAATTATGGGTAATATGATCCATGTGAAGAAGATTCACGGCACCACTAAACTGTTCGTGCGATCTGTTGCTGACCCTGCCCACCACTATGGAGCCTGCCTTAACCTATCACCCATGCACCCCTTAAGTATGGCAGCAGAGGAGGCTGTCAAACAGATCCAGAAGATGGAGAAGGACTTAAGGGATCGAGGTATCATTAGTGAGGACGAGCCTGAGTTCATTAGACAGGCAGAGTTCCCTAACGCAACCCGAAGTGGAGGAAACGTTTCAGCCTGCATCAAAGACGTTTCTGAGATTGGAGAGGAAATCATTGACATGTATGAGCGCGGTGATCGTCCTGGCGCTATCAAGGCAACCATGAGACTGGTAGAGAAGTGGGCCGACACCTTCGAGCAAGCTATGCGTCTGGACGAAGGAATCCTTGACGAGGCAAGCGAGGAACTACGGGAGATTGCTGGCATGGTAGCAGATAAGCCAGCAGACTTCCGCAAAGGTGTGACTAGGCTCCTAGGTTCATTCCTCAAGAGGCGTAGAGAGTTCCACCGAATGATGAAGCCTGATAAGGTGGTGCGTGTAGGGTCAGGAGCTACAGAGCTAGGAGATAAACCCGATGCTCTCTACCTATACAAAGAGAAGCCCACTGACTGGCGGGCTGAGTATGCATACAAGGATAAGGAGTCTGGCATGTGGGCTATAGGTGTGTCACTTAAGACATACAAGAATACAGGTGCTACTAAGTCTGGAGAGGTAAACGGTATGGCTCTGGCTACAGACTACATCCTAGACCCTAGCAACGAGCACATGAGGAGTGTGTATAATCAGTGCGGGTTCAACACTAAAGATGCACGCGAGGTTAAGGAGGCTGCAAGGGGTGTTAACCAGATGGCTAAGTTCTGTAAGGGACTACAGACCATGACTGAGCTACGAGGACTAGACTTTACTCAGAGCAGCAAGGTAGTGGCGGAGCAGATCTTCAAGACCATGGAGTCCCAAGGCATACAGGTGCCTAAGGGTATGACACAGGACGAGGTTATCAAGGCACTCAACACAGCTAGAGGTGAGAACCAGACACAGCAAGAGTATATCACTAAGCTATCAGTTCACCTGGAGAAAGAGATGAATCTTAAGATGCTGTCGGCAGCCACACGCGCGGACGGAACTCTAGATCCTGATCACCCCATGACTAAGCTCCAGCTAGCTCTGTATGCACAGGCAGGTTTAGACACCAAGACAGGAGCCCCTGTTCTAAACTCCACTACCTTTATGGATACAGATGAGAGCAAGCATTACAATGCTAACGAGCGTATCACTCAGACAGTGAAAGATGCCAGAGCAGGTAAACTTCCTATGCATGTCAGCAGAGGAGGCATCAGTATAGGTGGCTGCGAGAGCTTGAAGTATAGCTCAGACCGTAACAGGAACATTGTCCAAGGGTATCACAGCAACAAGTGCTAGCCTAGGAAGAAAGTATCAGGAAGTGATAGGAAGTCCTCTAGGTAGAGCATTATATACTTGTCTACTATTACCTTGTTATCTGTGTGGTTATCTATTTGCTTGTTATAAGGGGTTATTACAATACTAGGCTTCCTATCCTGGGCTGTCAAGATAAATCCAGGCTTTCTTGATGCTGCCATGTCACGCTCTAATGTTTCAATCCACTCCCACACCTTGGACTTGCGGTTGAGCAGGGCGTCCATGCCTAGCTGGTTGTAGCCCTTCTTGCACTCCACGATGAACTTAAAGTCCTGAGGTGAGATGAGGTCACCGTATATTTGTAGGTGAGAGGGCAGTTTGTGGGTTGTCGCAAACGCTCCACTCCCAGGCGAGCGAGAAAACTCATCTGTATCAAATCTTTCATTTAAAATCTTACTCACCTTGTTCTCAAAGGCATTACCTTTGGCCCTACTGTTCTTCCTCTTCTTGGGCTTGAGTGAGGCAAGGATAGTTTCTTGAGATTCTGATAGCTCGTCCTTCATTACATCCTACTATAGTCGCATGGCACTTGCCGATAACATTTCTGTCTCCAAAGCGAGACTAACCCTTAAAACAAGAGGAGCCATGAAGGTTCAATTTAACCTAACTAAGGAAGAGGCGGAAGCCTTCTCCAACTTCTTCAACGCTGTCAACGTGAACGGCCTTTCGGAGACGGATTTCTGTAAGTCTGCGTTCATTATTGGTCTTCAAGCAATGGAGGCTTCGATCATGAACGAGATGAAGCGCCGCCTCGAAGAGCAGAACGGTGACGTGGAAATCGTTGAGGAATCTGAAGATGGAAACGAAGATACTGAAGAGTGATTTATCACTATCTAATGTCGTGAGAGCGGCACGTAAGGAAAAGAGCTACACTTACATTCTATTCACATCACCTTGGGATAAGCGTTCTAAGGCGGTTCGTGAGTGGGTGGAGGAGAACATTGAGCACAGTGTTTATGAAGTGTCCTACTATGATGCGCCACAAAGCTGGATGCAATTCAAGGTAGACCCTGGGACGCTGGTCAAGATGAACTCTAAGAAAGTTGTAGTCTATCCTGGTCTAAACGCTGCCAAATTGGCAGTCTAGATAGGTTTGTGCCGAGAAGACATGAGCGATTCATAGTTCTTGATCTTCTCGGCATACTTCTTATTCTTGGTGTAGTTTAGTTTCAACTGATTTACAATAACAGTAGTAAAGAAGTTGAAAGCACTTCCGTTATCTGGATTGAAGTTAGAAATAACCTTTAGGATAAGCACGAAACAGTCTTGAGTGGCATCCTCACGTTCTACATCAAATCCAAAGGCAGACATTATGTTGTCTACTAGCAGACCGAACATCTGCCATAGTTCATCCGCCACATCCTCGTCCCCAGCTAGGTATAGGCGTATACACTCCTCGAAGCGTTCATTGTCGATATAGTGCTTGCTCATGGGGCTATCACACCCTATTATACTTGCACTATGCACATCAAGGATGTTTTCACCGAGGTTCCGCCTCACCCTTACTGCGAGGGATGCTCTCAACTCTGCAAGAAGAAGCCAGCGTATGGCATAACGGACTACGATAGTCTGGGTGAAGCAGAGATTTTGATCCTGTCAGATAGCATGACGGGTCGTATGGGTCGGTATGTTCCGTTCACATCTAGGGATATGGACCTTATTGAAGGCGTTCTAGTTCAATCAGGTGCCACGTGTCGGGTAGAGATTAGCTCTGCTGTCAAATGCCCGTCCGTCAAGGACTCTGAAATGAAGACTGCTGATCGTAGAGCCTGTGAGAAGCACCTTGAGGAGACACTCAACAAGGTTAAGCCTAAGCTAGTTATTACTTGTGGTAATCTAGCTATGCGTATGGTTATCAAGAAATCTGGAATCACCAACAAGCGTGGCAGCGCGTTCCAATGTGTCACAGATGCAGGTCATGCGTATACTATGGTCCCCACTTACCATCCTTACGCTGTCCACACTGAGCCTAAGCTCCACGAACTATTTGTTCAGGATATCCAGCTTGCAATAGACAAGGTGATCAGAGGCAAGAAGGCAGAGACTCTTAAGTGGACCCGTGTGTCTAAGGTAGAGGATCTTATGGAGATCGACTACCTTCGCACCACCGACCTAGACCTTGCGTGTGACACTGAGACTACGGGCCTGAACTTCCTTAAGAAGAAGCTCAATACTATCGCCTTCTCTACCGTTAAAGGCAACTACGCTATACCTCTGGAGCATAAGGACACTCCGTTCTCTGAGGAGGAGCTAGAGACTGTGGTCTACCCCTGGGTGAAGCAGGTTCTAGAGAATACTCGCAACAGGAAGATCTTCCACAACGCATCCTTCGACATAAAGTTCTTGTTGTCTAAAGGTATTCACACTACTAATGTGTATGATACTAAGATCATGGCGCACCTCTTCGATGAGGAGAGCCCTAAGTCCCTTAAGGATTTGGTCAAGCGGTTTTTCCCTGACGGTATTGACGAACTTTAATGCTTACAGTTACATCTAAGAACTTCGACTGGGAGAATATCCCCCTAGCAGACTGCCTATATGGCAACTGCATGGACACTAACTTCACGCTCAAGATCTTCCACCTACTAGAGGAGAAGCTCAAGGAGCAAGGGTGCTGGGATGTTATGGACAAGCTACTTTCCGACGTTATCCCTATAATGTCTGAGATGGAGTATGGTGGTTTGGATGTAGACCCGAGTGTGCTAGATGAGGTCGGAAGATCTTTGAATAAGCAACAGATGCTAGCGGAAGACGATTTGCTCATGCACCCTAAGGTGTTTAAGGGAGCTAATCTCCAGGCTACAGTGGACCTACGCGAGATCCTATTCTTGGATGAGAAGGGTTTCAAGCTATATCCTCCGAAGAGGACCTCAAAAGGTGTGCCGTCCACTGACAAGGCAACTCTGGATACTCTGCTAGACTTTGTGAACGATGAGCTAGCGGAACGCCAGAAGAAGTTGAAGGGCCGCAAGAAGTAGCCTACTATACTGACATGCGCCGTCGAGTGAGTAAAGAGGATCAAGAGAAGATGATCTCTCGCTCTGTCCTACAGGACAAGAGTCTAGAGGATCTACTTGATACGAAGAGTTGGATCGAGTCCCTCTTAGCTTACCGTGCCTCAAGCAAGCTACACAAGACTTATATTACAGGCTTGACGAGGGCGGTAGACTACAACGGAGAGAACAAGGTCTACTGCTCATATAAGATGGACGGCACTGCCACTGGGCGTTTGTCCTGTGGCTCCTACAACGCAGAGCAGCCGATGGGAGTGAGTTTCCACACGCTGCCCCGTGATACCAACAATAACATCCGCAACATATTCGTAGCTAACAAAGGTGAGGCGTTCGTAACTATCGACTACGCAGGTATGGAGCTACGAGTGCTGGCTCACGTTGCTGACGATAAGGTTATGCAGAAGGCTTTCCGTGAGGGTGCTGACCTTCACTCCTACTCTGCCTCGCTCCTGTTCAACAAGCCGCAAGATACAGTATCCAAGGAGGAGCGACAGATTGCCAAGGCAACCTCCTTCCTCATCGTCTACGGAGGCACTGCATTTACCTTGTCTAACAATAACAGGATTCCTCTGGATCAAGCCGAGCGTATCATTGACACATATATGCAAGTGTTCCCTGGCATCGGCGCTTACATCGAGAATACTTACAACACAATTCAGACCGATGGTGAGATTACCAGCATCTTTGGACGCAAGAGGCGACTGCCTAACGTGTTCAGCGAGGACAACAAGCTAGTGGGTCGTGCCAAGAGGCAGGGGCTTAACTTCACCATCCAGTCCGCCGCATCTGACATCATTCTATGTGCTATTAAGGGTCTAGGTTCTCGACTTCCTGAGCTAGGCGCTCGACTTGTATCTACCGTTCACGACTCCTTGGAGATAGTCTGCCCTCAGTCTACTATGGCAGAGGTGTTGGAGACATGCTATGATGAGATGGTGAACGTCCCCACTCTTCGTGAGTCATTCAACATCCACCCTAATGTTCCTCTAAAGATCGACGCTGAGGTTGGTCGCTCGTTCGGTGACGGGCAGGAGGTTCACTTCTTTGGAGGCAAGGTTACTAACGAAGTAGCACTACTACAATACCTAAGAGAACAAGGACTATGACTGACCCCATTATGATTGATACTCTGGACGGCCAAGGTTTCGTCCGTCTCGTAGATTACATGGGAGACGACCTCACTGTGGTCAACGCTGCTCGCGTCTCATTCCGCAAGATGAAATCCGAGATTGACGAGAAGGATATCAAGCTGATACACTATCTTGCCAAGCACAAGCACTGGACTCCCTTCGCTCACCCTCAGATCACCTACCACATCAAGGCTCCTATCTTTGTAGCACGTCAGCTATTCAAGCACAAGATTGGAACAGTAGAGAACGAGGTTAGCCGTCGCTATGTAGACGAGTCTCCTGAGTTCTATACCCCTACCTTGTGGCGTAGCCGTCCTGACAAGAGCATCAAGCAGGGCTCAAGCGACGAGAGTATTCCCAACTGGAAGAGTGTTGAGGATTACTATAAGAAAGCACAAGATCTAGCTGCGAACTGCTACGAATATTCTATTATGAATGGAGTAGCTCCTGAGCTAGCGCGAGCCATCCTACCCCAGTCCATGATGACTGAGTGGTATTGGACTGTGTCTCTCTCAACTGCTGCTCGTATCTACCACCAGCGTTCCGACCCTCACAGTCAGGCTGAGTCTCAGGAGTATGCTTGGGCCTTGGATGCCATCACTGCACCTCTATACCCTCACGCCTGGGACGCGCTTACTCGATTCGACACATGAGAACACTAGTCATTGGAGACACTCACTTCCACGATAGCAATAAGTGGCTCCGTAGGTCTCAGATCGAAGCCATTAGTAACCTTTACATAAACAACCTTGTAGATAATGTCATCTTCTTAGGTGACGTGTTCGATAAACGAAAGCCCTCTCCAGAATGCATTATAGATGTAAAGACGTTCTTTGACAGCGTCTCTGTCCCCACCTACCTTATAAGAGGAAATCATGATTCATCAAACAAGTCCGATGATGGTAGCACTATCCTTAGTGTTCTTCACCGCACTGGTAAAGTTACTGTCATCAATAAGTGGGCACGCCTCGGACCTTATGTTCTACTATCGCACCTTGAGAACGAAGAGAATCTCAAGGAACTTCTTGCTGATGACTGGCCTGATGATACTATCATGTTTGGTCATTTTGGATTCGATGGGGCTTTAAACAATGCAGGTGACGCCGATTGTTCAGTTTCCCCTGAGGACTTTCGTTACCCGACTATTCTGGGTCACATTCATCAGCACCGTTGGCATGATAACATTCTTGTCCTCGGCACTCCCTACGACACCTGTTTCCACGACCACGGCGATAAGTTCTACGCCATAATCGAAAATGGCGACATCACAGTCCATCCTCATAAGGCTGGACCAAAGTTCCTGACACTGACACCAGCAACTTTATCACAAGCCAACCTCTACGAAGAATACACCTCAGTTCGCTTGATGCTTGACAGGAACGATGTTGCTACCTACAATACTAATGACCTCAAGAAGCTATACCCTGAGGTAAAGCATTGGGACATTAAGTATACCATGAACTACGATGAAGAGCAGTTGTCTACCTATCAAGGTGGGGAACTGTTCTCCATCAACGATCAAATCATTGAGGATTACCTTGAAGAGGCTAATACTTCATGGACCAAGAAGCAACTCTTGGATGTGTTAAATGAAGATCCACTCTATTAGTTTCAAGAACTTCTACTCCTACCACGAAGCTGATTTAGACCTGAGCAAATATGCATCGGGTCTTGTCGGTATTGAGGGTATTAACAAGGACTCAGGTGGTAGTAACGGTGCTGGAAAGTCTGTTATCTTGGAAGCTATAGTCTTCGCACTCTTTGGTAGAACTATACGCAAGAGTAACGAGGCAGCCATGGTGAATGTCCAGGCCAAGCGAGGCATGGAGGTTATCATCAAGGTAGAGGATATGGTAATCATCAGGAAGCGTAAGCCTTCCAGCCTCAACGTGTGGATTGCAGGAGAGGAGAGAACACAGGCTCATGCCTCTACAACGCAGGAGATCATTGAGCAACATCTAGGAGTAGACTACAAAACTTTCATGTCTGCTGCTGTGTTCGGGCAGCACTCTACTGTAGACTTCCTTGACGCTAACCCTGATGACAAGCGTAAGATTATCAACAACTTCCTAAACCTGTCTTACATCTTTGATAAGAAGGCAGACATCAAAGAGCGTAGGTCTTCTATGCGTGCTAAGATTAGGGAGAACGAGGTCCTAATAAACAAGCTGAACACAGATATTGCTAAGTATGAGGGAATGTCTGGTCAGAGTCTTACAGAGCATCAGGCTGCTATTGTGAGAAGCTACACCTTAGAGCAGATTATTGACATGCGCTCTGATAACTGGGGTAAAGAGAGAACGATCAGCAGTTACAACGATGAGATTCGGAGCGTGCCCTCGGATGTGCGTAACGCTCGTAAGGCTGTCAAGAATGGTGTTGGATCAGATCAGTCTTGGACCTGCAAATCCTGTGGCACCAAGTTTGATGGGAAGCTAACTCAGGAGCAGTATGATCACTGTGTAGGTATTGTTGACGAGTGGGAAGATAAAGTCAAATCATTTAAGGACCATGTAAAGCAACTCAAGAAGGAACTCAAGCGTTTGCCTTGCACGGTTTCTGAGTATCAGAAGTGGAGTAGCCTAAGCCCTGTAGATGGTATACTAGCAGACTCGCGTGCGGAACTAGAAGAGGTCTTAGAACTAAACTATCAGTTACAAGATAAGTATGACATGCTAGGGTTTTGGGACAAGGCATTTAGTGAGAAAGGTCTTGTGCGTTATGTAATTAGGACTGTTAGGGATTACCTTAATGATAAGTGTAACTTCTATCTTGCATACTTAACTCAGGGTCAGGTTTCTCTCACATTTGATGATGAATTAGTAGAGAATATTGAAGTTGTTGGAAGAGAACGACACTATATATCTCTCAGCGGTGGAGAGAAGCGTAAGGTCAACCTCGCTGTGATGTTGGCGCTTCAATCCATCCTTTCTGTGTCTAATGGGACTGAATCCAACGTGCTGTTCTTCGATGAGGTTGCAGAGAATCTCGACGAGCATGGTATCAGAGGGTTGATCGACCTACTATACGAACTCAGAAAGGACAAGACCGTATTCGTCATCACCCATAACCCCCACTTGGCCTCTCACATGGAGAGCCATAAGAAGATTACAATAACTAAAGAGCAAGGAATCTCTACTATATCATGACCATCAAGAAGCTAAACGATCTCGGACAAGAGATCTTCATGTCACGTTACGCCTACCCTGGAGAGACCAAGTGGTCCGAGAGGGCAAAGATTATAGCAAAGCATATTGCTAGTGCGGAGAAGCCCGAGGATGTTGTGGGTATTGAAAAATCTTTCTACGACACTATCTCCAGCGGTGACCTAGTCCCTGGGGGTCGTATCATTTATGGCGCTGGCCGTAACGCTGGACGCCATAACATGCTTAACTGCTATGTCATCATTCCTGAGGACACCGTAGACAGTATCGGCAAGACTATTCAGGACATGTATAAGATCTCTTGTGCTGGTGGTGGTATTGGCTTCAATGTGTCTAAGATCCGCCCAAAGGGTGACGATATTGGAAATGTCGCCAACAGCGCCCCAGGCTCTGTGTCAGTTCTCCGTATGATCAACGAGATCGGTGACCACGTTAAGTCTGGAAAGAACCGTCGAACCGCTCTGATGGGTATTCTAAATGTAGACCACCCTGATCTTCTAGAGTTCCTGACTGTCAAGCTAGATGCGGGTGAGCTTACTAACTTCAACATCAGTGTTGCTGTTACCAATGCCTTCATGGAAGCTGTTCAACTTGACCAGCCTTGGTTCTTCAAGTATGCCAACAAGGAATACCACACATACGTCCTAAAGGCCACTAACAACAAAGGTGAGGAGCGAGAGCTAGAAGTAATCGCCTTGACCCCTGAGGACGCTGTGGGGCGTGCTGAGGGCTTCTGGAGGCAGGACTGGACTGAGACTTTCGAGGTGATCGAGCAGCGTGATATCAAGGCTCGATGGCTTTGGGATCGTATCTGGACTAACAGTGTAGAGAGTGGTGACCCTGGTATCTACAACATCGACCTTGCCAACTCCTATACCAATGTGAGCTACTTCGAGGAGCTAGCCTCCACCAACCCTTGTGGTGAGATTAGCCTTCCCTCCTATGGTAACTGCTGCCTTGCTAACATTAACCTTGCCAATATGGTAGCAGAAGGAGATGTTGATTGGAAGCGTCTCGCTCGCGCTGTCCGCACGGGTATTCGTTTCCTAGATAATGTCCTCACTGTTAACCACTTCCCAACTCCTGAGTGTAAGGAAGTAGGACAGCGTAGCCGCCGCATCGGTCTAGGTGTCATGGGTCTTCACTACATGCTCATTCAGCTTGATCTAAAGTATGGTAGTGAGAAGTGCCTAGAGTTCCTTGAGCGACTCTTCTCTACCATCCGTGATGAGGCATACAAGGCAAGCTGCTACCTAGGGCGCGACAAAGGATCGTTCCCAGCCTTCGACGCCGAAAAATACCTCCAGGAGGACTTCGCTAAGACACTTCCTATTCGCATTCGACACCTAATCCGTAAGCATGGTATTCGCAATGCAGTTATGCTCACTGTGCCTCCTACGGGAACTATCAGCATGGTCATGGGCGTCAGCAGCGGTATTGAACCCATCTTCTCAGCAATGTATAAGCGTCGATGGCGTCAAGGTAATGTATGGAAGGAGCAAGTGGTTGTCGATCCTCTCTTCCAGCAATACTATGACGAGAACAAGCCACTCGGAGCGTTTGTCGGATCTTACGATGTAACTCCTGATGAGCATCTAGCGGTGCAATCGACCATTCAGAAGTATGTTGATAGCTGTATCAGCAAGACCATCAACCTTCCAAGCGACTTTGACGCTTCTCAGTTGGCCGACGACATGATGAACTATCTTCCTTACATGAAGGGTTGCACGGTCTACAAGGCAGGCTCCAAGGGTATGGAACCGCTCCAGCACATCCCTCTTACCAAGGAGAATGTGGACAAGTATATGAATCAAGCTGCAACCGCAGAAGTTCAGACTGGAGAGGCTTGCAGCCTAGAAGGTGGAGACTGCGGAGAATAATATGGAAGAAGAAGTTGATTTTGAGGAACTTCCTGATTGGGATGATCCTTATTGGGAGGAATGATGCCTTATTACGACTTTAGATGTAAAACCTGTCGCTTGGATTGGTGTGTAGAAGCTCCTATGTCGGAAGCACCTGACACAGACGATTGCCCTGAATGCGGTGCAGTTTGTGAACAGAACTTCTCACCCCCTGTGCTTATCTTTAAGGGGAAGGACTTCTACACCAACAAGCGCAAGCAGCATAACCTTGTCCACAACGACAGGAAGATGCAGGACGAGGTCCAATCTGACCTTGTAGATATTGCTAAGAAACGAATTGAGGAGCAAAGCAGCCCTTATCGTAACATTGGTGTAAAGCGTGAATGGGTGGAGAAAGCCGTCGCTACGGGCCAATGGGAGAAGAAGAGGAAGCCTTGACATCTGCCTCAGAATCGTCTACTATACCCACCTATCACCAATCCTGACCCCTACATACTACAACCACCATGGCTTACTCATTCTCTGACAACATCCAACGCGGGATTCTACAGCTTGCGAAGTCGGATATCAGCTTCTTCAACGAGATTGCTCCTCTCGTCAAGGCTGAATACTTCGACTACCCCATCCACCAGACCCTCTTCGCTGGTGTGAAGGACTTCTTCTCGAAGTATCACAAGCTGCCCACTGACGACTTCCTGAGCGAGTTCTGCAAGGACCGTAAGCGCCAGGGAGAGTCTATGGATGAGTATGAGGATGAGCTTGCTCTCATCTCACGTCTGGACACCTCCTGCACGGCGAACCCTGAGTTCGTGATCGAGCTTGTGGAGAAGTTCGCCAAGCGCGAGAGCATGAAGCAGGCCATCACTGAGTCTGTAGAGTTGATGAAGGACGGTCGCTTTGATGAGATTGAGAAGACTGTCAAGGACGCTCTTCTCGTCTCTCGCAACCAAGACTTCGGTCAGGATTACTTCAAAGATGTAGATGCCCGATGGGAGCGCCTCTTGAGCGTGAACGAGGGTGATTACATCAAGACTTGCTTGCCCACTCTGGACCGTGGCCTTACTGGTGGTGGCCTAGGTCGTAAAGAACTGGCGATGGTTGTAGCTCCGCCAGGAGTGGGCAAGTCCCTATACCTTGCTAATCAAGCTGTGAAGTGTCTCATTGAGAACCTTAAAGTAGTCTATATTAGCCTGGAAATGTCCGAGGACCGTGTCGCGCAGCGACTCGACTCGATCTCTACCCTGATCCCACAGGGTAATCTTAAGAACTCCTCCGAGCGCAGCAAGCTCAAGCAGCGCCACAAGATCCTACGTGAGCGTTTCTCTAAGTCGGATCTACGAATCAAGGAGTTCCCCACTGGCATGGCTACGATCAATACTATTCGTGCCTACCTCAACCAGCTAAAGAGCTACGAGGGCTTTGTGCCTGATGTGCTTGTCATCGACTACATGGAGCTTCTACGCCCAGTCCGTGAAGGCATGAGTGAGTATGAAGCCCAGCAGCGCATCGCTGAGGAGCTACGAGGACTCGCTGTGGAGCAGAACCTCCTTGTGTGGACTGCTACCCAGACGAACCGCGCTGGCCGAGGAGCCCGAGTAATTACTGACGAACACCTTGGGGATAGCTACGGTAAGTTCCGTGTTGTGGATCTCGCCATCTCTATCAACCAAGATGAAGAGGAGTTTGATGAGGGTATGATGCGTGCCTATGTGATGAAAGCCAGGAACGGCAAGGCACGCTTTATCATTCCCATGACCATCTCTTATCAGACTCTAGTCATGCAAGAGATCGACCATGAGCAGCAGCCTGAGACAGCAGATTGAGAATGAAATTGGAGTCCTAAACGCAGGATGGGCACTATTTCCTATCTATTTCAAGGATGACCTTGAGATAGATGGGGATGAGTGCTTAGGTGTAACAGATTTCGATAACCAAACCATTACAATCAGAGCTAATATGTCTGAGGCCATGGTTAAGCAGACTCTCATTCATGAAATGTGGCATGTAATCTGGTCAACAATGGGTCTCAGGACAGCAGACGAGGATCCCGACGCACCTATCACCACAAATCAGGAGTTTCTAGTTGAACAAACCACCAGGGGGAGCCTACTATATCAGTCCCTGAACCCCCGACTGTGGAGACTACTCTATGAACTCTAAAGCACATGATCTTCTTACCGCATACGAGATGCTCGACTGGGATCTCTATGTAACCATCTCGGAACAACTGTGTAACGTTGATAGGCACTGTATTGAGGATGAGCTTGTTAGCTTTCCTCGACAGTTCTCATACTATACTGGCCTCTATGAGTATGCTCGACAGGATGTCGGGAAATGGGAGGCCAAGCTAGAAAAGTTCATGGCAGAGCTTAAGAACGAGGCTGCTGACCAACTCAAGTCCACTGGCACTCGCCCCACTGTTGATGCAGTTATGACGCGAGTAAACACCTCAGAGGAACTATATATGTTTAAGGAAGACCTTGAGGTCCGCAAGGGCCGACTCGGTCTTCTCAAGTCCCTTGTGTCTGGTATGCAGGCCAAGAAGGACATGTTAGTCCAGATCTCCGCTAACAGCCGAGCCGAGATTCAACTTGCTAAAGGCTGATAACTGACCTACTATACAAACTCAACCAACTACTAACTACTATGGCTATCGACCTTAACGCGCTTCGTCAGAAGCACCTCCAACTTACTAATCCTAAGGCCGCTTCTGGTGACAACCAGGACTTCCTTAACAAGTTCTACCGTGTTCAGGAGGGTGACGCTTATGTCCGCATCCTTCCTGCCCCTGAGGGCTCTGACAAGCCCTTCTACGCAGAGACCAAGATCCACCGCGTTCCTGGTCCTGACGGGACCGTCCACAACTACCATTGCCGCAAGGTTCATGGTGAGAAGTGCCCCCTCTGCGCGCTATACTATGCTCTGTGGAAGACTGGTTCCAAGGAGGACGAGGACCTTGCTCGCCAGATCAAGCCTCGCTCCCGTTACTACCTCAATGTGTTCGACCGTGAGACTGAGGAGGTCAAGATCTTCTCTATCGGCATGATCCTCTTCCAGAAGATCATGGAGACCATGCTCGATCCCGACTACGCTGATCTGTTCGAGAAGGCCGAGAACGGCATCATCGACACCAAGATTGGTCACGACTTCAAGGTTTCCATGTTCAAGGAAGGTCCTTGGCCCAAGTATGACCGCTCTATGTTCCGCCCCCGTGGTAGCGAACTCGGTAGCGCTCAGAAGGTCGATGAGGTGATGAACTCCCTCCACGATATTCACGGTCTTGTGAAAGTGGAGGAGTATGATACTCTTCTGGAGGCAGCACAAAACCTTCGTCCCGAGCTTGGTGTTGTGCGAGAGCGACCCGCCCCTTCTTCTGACGATGCTCAGAGCGGGTCCGATGATGATTTTACTAGGAGGCTTATGTCATGAAAAAACTTATCCTCGCTCTTGCATTCGCTGGTATGACCAGTTGCATTGCAGAGCAATCTTACCGTCTTGCAGATGCAGACTTCGTCCTTCCTGGGTTCGAGCAGATTCCATTCCCTGCTGAGAACCTTACCCAGCACCTTTCTCCTGCACAAGAAGTTGCCTTCCAGCAACAATACGGTGACGGTCCTTACGTTATCGTAGAGGAGCAAGCTCTGCCCGCAGGGGCACCTTCAATGCCCCTCACTATCGGGCAGGCTCAAGGAGGTGATACTGGCGGGGAGACTTCCTGGAATGTAGATGCGATTGGAGAAGCTGTGGTGGGTGGTATAGGC